TCATTTGGTAAGTTTAAAGAATGGTACGATAAGCAAGAAGGTTTAGAGATTGTATTTACTGAACGTAAAGTGCTTAGTCGTATTCATAAATTTACTGGAACTCTTGATGCTATATTTAAAAACAAATTAGGAGAGCATATTATTTATGATTGGAAGTCATCATCAGGAATAAGAGATTCTATGTTAGTGCAAATTTATCTTTATAAGATTTGTGTTAAAGAAGAACTTGGAATTGATGTTAAGCAAGGTGTGATTGTTAATTGCACCAAGCAAGGTAAACTAAATATTAAAGAATTTCCAATAGGAGATGAACAGGAAGAAGTGGCGATTGCCTGTCTAAAAATGTATCGCTACCTAAACAAAAAGGAGTAAATAATGAACGTACAAGGAGTAATAAAATACGTTTACGATAATAGACTTGGTAAAGATGGAAGTGCTAACAAGTTTCCAAATTTCAAGTTTAAAGTAGGCGAACAAGAGATAGTTCTTTGGTCAGCTATCTTGCACCCTGCAATAGCTAAAGGTAAAAAAGTATCTGTAGCAGTTCAGGCATCAAAAAAGAATGGTAGTTTATTTGTGCAAACAAATGAAAAGAAACAACCAATAATCCAAGAACTGCCATCTGATGAAGTTAAACCAGATACTAGTTTTAATCCTGATGAATTAGAATCACAGCTTCAACAAGTTGCTAAAGACTTTGATGCTGATTTAACGATTGAAACTAATAAACCATTTAATAAAGATGAATATATGTTCACAATGGCTTTATTAAAATCAGGTATTGAATCTGGTAAAATTGGTGTTACAAAGGAAGAAATTGATTTGAAAATAAAAGATTATAAGTTTTTATTTCAGATGAATTTCCATAACTAAGATTCTTATGGCGAGGGTTTTTGATTCAACGATCACACATAATCCCTTTATGTTTTCCCTCGCCATATCCTTGCAATTTAAACAAATATTATATATAAAAAACATAATGAAGGTTGTTAGAGAAAAGCTAATTGAGTGTAGCATTGTAGTTAAGGAACTCTTTGAAAACACAGAAGATGCTCTAACAGAAAACAAGGAAGGTAAGATTATTTCAGTGAACATAATCAATACAAAGTTCATCAGAAATAATATTAAAATAGCTGATGGAGAAAATGAAAACTCAAGTTCAGAACCTAAGAGATCGTCATTATAGAGTCTCTATGAAATACTTTGAACTAAAGCATAAGATGGAAAAGGCAAAAAGACTTAAAGATGCTTTAGAAACAAAAGTGGTTTTGAAATTTGAAGAATTACTAGCTTAGGTTAGTACACAACTATAAACTGTAAAGGAAGGTATGCACGATCTATCTCTAAAAAACCCAGACGATATAAAAGCTGAACTAGATTCTTGTTCAGAAGAACTTGCTAATTCATTATATGAATTTAGAAGATGCGAGATGTTTTTAAAAATAACATTCAGTCAAATAGCTTTAACTTATAAAATGGAAAAAAATTGTTCGGTAGCAGAAGCAGATAAATTAGCTTATGCCGATTCAAAATATGCCATAATAGTTGAAGGATTATTAGTTGCTGAAAAAAACTATTCTATTTCTAAAGGTAAGTATGCTAACCTACAAAGTTGGTGTGAACTGTATCGCAGTTGGCTAGTTACAAATCGTGAACTAAGTAGATGAAAATAATCCAACAAAAAGGAACATTAAATGAATTGGGATATAAAGAACGAGTTGAAAACTACATTGACTATGCCGAACAAAGATTTGAGGAGTATTGTAAAACTAAATCTTTTCATTTTAAAAAGCTTCTTTTTAATGATGATGCTGATTTTAATAATTCCCCTATCCCTTATTTTCATAAACTTGGGATTCTTAGTGCTTTACCTGATTACTTTGTTTACTCCAAAGAAACCGAACAACGTAAAAGCCAGTTCTTCGTGGAAGTCAAAGCTTCCAACAAACTTAAATTAAAAGATTTGAAGAAGTATATTACATTCGCCCAAATGTTCTGCGATAGTAGATACACTCAATATACAATATGCTTTGCCTTCAAAGATGGCTTGAAATTCAAATCAGTAGATCAAATATTAAGGTTGTTGCCACAGTCAAAGATTCAAACTTGGAATGATGGTATTGAATATTATTTATTGCCGATCTAATGAATCGTATTTGAAATATCGTCATAATAATCAAACCAACTACATTCTTCTAATTCCCACTCAACACTAGTAACTCTTAGTTTTTTAACTTGTTTTAATGAAGCTAGAAATGCACAAGAGTTTGTAAAGTTATCATTGTCAAAAAATCTAACATGAGCAATATCCTCTTTAACATTATCAGGGTTTACCTTTACAAAATTAATTGCATAAGTAACTAGATAAAACATTTAACTATCCGTTTTGATCTTTGCCTTGAATTGGTCTTGTAGCTAAACTTCTAGCGATAGACTCTCCTGATCTTCCAATGGTATAGCCACCCAAACCTACTGTAAGTAATGTCCAAACGTCTGAAGGTAAATCTACTTGTGTTTTAACTTTAATAACAAGAAATAAAATTGGACTAAGAATATAATTCCAAGCAACAATTAAAATAAGTAAGTACATAAGAGTTGGTCTCCAACCAGAAACGTACCAATTACTTTTAGCTTCTGCTTCAATAATTTTTGCAGATGCTTTCATTTCTTCTGTGCCTGATTGCATTAACTGCATATTCATTTCAGCTTTTAATTTTTCAGCTAAATCTTTATCAGGAATAGCTTTATCAACTGTTTTAAATATTGTTGTAAGGAGTGGTGCAAAAGCACTTAAAACTGGAAGCATATTAATCTACTGCTGAAATGTTAATCTCACCAGCACCACCACCATGTGCTATGAAAGCAACTTTTTGACCAGAAGTAAATGTAAAAAACTCAACGTAATCTGGTGGCACAAGTAAATCTTCTTCTGTTGCAGTTGGATTAGCACCAAATTTAATATGAGCATGTGTAGTTGTTGATATTCTTATTAATCCTGAACCAGTAGTAATAACTCCTGATTGTACTGATGAAGCACCAACAGTATGTGTTTCTGGTGCAAAATCTGGGTCTATTGTTGTCGCCCCTTGTGCTAATGCCATAATTATATACTTACAGATTCCATAGCTGTTACAGTAGCAGTCCCAGTTGTTGCAACTAATCCCAAAAGAGCAACCTTATCTCCACTTGCAATTTTAAAAAAAGAAACAGAACCAGCAGGAAGTAATGTATCAGCAGTTGTAGCAGTTGGTGTTCCAGCTATTTTCATGTAACAAGCATTTGTTACTGCAATTCTTACAAGACCATTAGATGTTGTAATTCCGTTTGTTGTTGCTACCGATGTATTTGTTAAGCTTACTAATTGTGATGAATATGTTGAATTGTCAATTTCCTGTATCATGTTCTTTAAATGTTCCTTTTTATATTGTTTAAACCCTTAAAACACCCATAAATTTTAATCTTATAGAAGTTTTTAAGATAATGCTCGTTTTAAAGCCACAATGCCTTAAAATGCCTTTAAATCGGTTTTTAGACTATTTGCTACTTTTAGATGAATCTATTAGTAATTCTATGTAGTGTTTTGCCTTTTCAAGATCAGCAATACCACCTTTATCCTTAAACCTTAAAATATACTTTATGACATTTCCTTCTACAAATCCAATATTATTTTTGATGATAAATTCTACTGGTTGAATCTTGTATTTTTTGTAGTGGTTTCCACCAACTTGTTTTTTATAAGACTTCATAGACTGTTCTGTTGTTTGCTTTGTATGCTCTTAAATACATCTTACGATTATTACTTTTGTTGTATGAGATATGAACCCAACCTGAATTAGCTTCTTCTGGTTTCCAAAATTCTAAAATTACTTGATCGTATTCTAAATGATTAACTACCCAGTCAGCAAGTTGTTTATTAGGAACTCCTAAAACTTCGCAATCAACTGCCATACCAAATGCGTGTTGTGATGTAGCAGAAGAACCTATGGCTTTGCATAATTCAGGAGAACGATAACCAGATGTTATTTTGATGTCGCCAAATTCATTTATGATTGGAGTTATAACTTCGTAAATTAATGTTTGTAAATTAATTAAGATTTGGTCAGTTGGAGTATTGTCTATTCCAAGTCTTGTAGCAGTCTCGCTAAAAAGCAGTTCCTTCAAACTTACTTCTCTCATATATATATATTGTTATCCCAATCTCCGTTACGTTTCAAATACATTGGTGTTAAAGAAGGCATACCATTAGTTATTAATCCACAAGATAGAATTGGTTTTTTTAAATTAAGTCTCATATAATTCATAGCAAGTGCATCTTTATTAATTAAACAACCAACAGTCATTCCAAAGTTTAAATGGAAATCGTTTCCATGAAATCTTACTTCTGAAATTGTATGATAATGTCCCTGAACAACTGATACTGCATATTGAGCAACAGCTTTAGAAAC